CCGGTATGACACGCTCGGCATCGTCATGGGCGTCGTGGGCAACAATGCCGGATACACCCGCGCCGAAATGGATGGGTTCGAATCATCCCTGCGCAACACCGGGATTAGCGCGATAGAGGCCCGCAACAACCTTGCGGATATGGCCAGCGCGAACATGGACTTAACCAAGTCTTCAAAGCTGGCCCGCATCGCACAGGACGCCGCTGTTATTGGTAACATCAATTCGTCTGAAGCATTCCAGCGACTCATCTACGGCATAAAATCTGCCCAGGTTGAAGTCCTGCGGACCATCGGCCTCAATGTAAATTTCGAGAACAGCTACAAGAAACTTGCCGACCAACTCGGGAAGACCTCCGCAGATTTGACCGAATCCGAAAAGTCACAGGCCAGGCTTGCCGTCGTCATGGAGACGGGTGCAACCATCGCCGGTGCATACGAGGAATCCATGGAGTCGGCTGGCAAAAAGTTGAACTCCACGGCGCGATATGCCGAAGACGCAAAGGTCAAAATCGGCGCGATATTTCAGCCCGCCCTAATCGTTCTCGTTGACTCGTACACGGACGCATTGAAAGAGGTGAACCGCCAACTTTCGCGCACGGACGTGATTGAGTCATGGGCACGGGCCGTGAAATATGAAGTGCTCGACATCATGCAGATTGTGACCGGAATGAACATGGCGCTTGCCAAGGCCGGTCAGGCTGCCGCCGCTGTCGGCATGGGCGTCTACGGCCCCGGCGCAGCCCTTGGCGTCACGAACAGCGAAAAGGGTTTTGATCACTTCGCGCAGGCGTACATTGATTACCAGCAGCAATATGCGGAAGGCGAGAAAACGATTCTTTCCCTGCTCAAGCAGCAGGACGATCTTTCGTCCTCCGTGGGCAAACAGACCACCGATTACATCGCAGAGCAACAGCGCATAGCCGCAGGAAATCTGATGCGGGCGCAGGCGTCGCTTGAAAGTTCCGGCCCGAGCAAGGCCGCAGAGAAGGCCGCAGAGAAAGAGGCCAAATCCGCGCAAAAAGCCTACGAAAAAATGATAGCCGACGGCAAGAGCGCCGCCGAAGCCCTGGACAAATACTGGTCCGACTACGAAGACCGGCGCGTCTCTTCCATCGCGGACCAGTACGAGGCCAGCCAAAAAGTTGACGCTGACGCGCTGCAACTCCAGACCGAGTTCGCGGAAAAATACCGAGCTTCCATCCTGGGTGAAACAGATTTCAAACTCGAACAACTCAACATCCAGGCCGAAGCATACAAAAAAGCCGGGTCCGACGAAGTAGCCGTTGCCGCATGGGTGGCCCAGGAGCGGCTGAAGCTCTCCACTGATTGGCAGGACGGCGTCAAGCGCGGCCTTGAGCAGTACGCGGACAGTGCCGGGAACGCGGCACAGGTTGCAGAGGATGCGATTGTCAGCGGCTTCACGTCCATGGAAGACGCGCTGGTCGACTTCGTGACCACGGGCAAAATGGAATTTTCCGACCTTGCCAACTCCATCATTTCCGACCTGGCCCGGATTGCAATTCAGCAGTCAATCACTGGGCCACTGGCGTCAGGGGCAAGCGACTTCATTAAATACCTCATGGGTGGTGGCTCGACGTTAACCGGCTCGTCTTCCACCATTGCTTTCTCCGGCGTGTCCAGCGCCAAAGGCAACGTCTTCAACTCTCCGGGACTGTCGGCCTACTCCGGTCAGGTTGTCTCATCGCCTACAGTATTCCCCTTCGCACGCGGAATAGGCCTCATGGGCGAAGCTGGCCCCGAAGCCATCATGCCGCTCAAGCGTGGCCCTGACGGCTCTCTTGGCGTGTCCGGTGGCGGCTCCAACGTCGTCATCAACGTCATCGAAGCCCCCGGCAACGGTGGCAAGCAGGAACAGCGCCAGGAAGGCGGCGTCAACATCATTGACGTGTTTGTGGAACAAATCAAAAGCAGCGTGGCCGGTGACATTTCCAGCGGACGCGGCCAGGTGCCCGCAGCACTGGCCAAAACATACGGGCTGAACCGCGCCCTCGGGAGCTACTAAATGGCAACATGGCCCTCAACACTCCCCGCCCCGCTCCTGGCCGGGTATGGCATCCAGCCCAACGACCAGACCATACGCACGGACATGGAGTCAGGTTCGCCCCGCGTGAGACGCAGGACGGTGGCGCGGCTTGATGCGTACCCGTTATCGGTCAACCTGTCGGACGCGCAAATGGCCACGTTTCGCGCATGGTGGGACGATGATGCAGCGGGCGGCGCGGCATGGATTACGATCTCTCTATGGACTGGCGACGGTGGCGCGGACAGCGTCGAGGCCCGATTCAAAGGCCCCTGGAAAGCGGACATGGTCGGCCTCCATCGCTGGCTTGTGAGCGGCAACGTCGAGGTACGCTATGCCTGATAGCACGCTCTCCGAAGCCATCAAGGAAGCCTACGCAAGCGCCCCTGCGAATCTCATCATCTACCACACGCTTGAGATACGGCACTCGTCATTCACGGAGCCCATCCGCATCGTGCGCGACCTCGTTGACCTGACCGCAACACTTGAGGACGACGCACCGGAGAACGGCGGCGAGGAAGTGCTTTTCGTGCGCTACGCCTTCGATTTCATCAAGCCTGAAGTGAACTCGCAGGGCGTGCCACAAATGCAGATCACGATTGACAACGTGGACCGCATCATCGGGGCCAGTATCGAAGGGGCATTAGGGTCAACTGACCTCGTAGAAGTGACCTACCGGGAATACATCTCAACCGACCTGACCGGGCCGCAGAATGACCCTCCGATCACGTTGCAGGTCATGGCCGTTACGGTGGATATGTTCAAAGTTACGGCGACGTGCGGATTCCCTGACCTGATGAACCGCAAGTTTCCGACGCTCGAATACACGTCAGAAACTTTTCCGGGGCTCGTATCGTGAGCGAGTTTGCGCAATATTTAGGAGTTCCATGGCAGGAGGGAGCGGACGGGCCAGATGCTTACGACTGCATGTCTTTCACGCGCATGATCCAGGGTAAGCACTTCGGCGTCCAGATGGACCGCGTGATGATTGCCAACTACGACGACGGGCTTGGTCTGCTTGCCCTGCTCAACTCATGCGGGGAGCGGGAGCACTGGGAGCAGGTCAAGACCCCGCAGCACGGTGATGTGGTTGTTGCCCGCAGGCCCTTTCACATCGGCGTCTATTTGGCCGTTGACGGCGGAGGAGTCCTGCACTGTCTGCGTGGGGCTGGTGTGGTCTTTACTCGTGACGCGGCCTGGGCAACGTCCGGCATCGGGCGCAAAACATACCTGAGACACCGGAGCAAGATTTGAAAACGTCAACCGTTGTCTATCTTGAGCACGCGCTCTGCCCGTCGAAGCGCCGTGTCGAGTCGTTCGTGGGCCGCAGCCTGCGCGAACAGGACCCGGACTGGCAGCGGCCCTACAAAGCCCGTGTGGACGGCAAGGCTGTCCTGCGCAGGGATTGGGACATCCGCATCTATCGCGGCCAGGTCGTCACATTTGTGGACGTGGAGGCTATACCGCAGGGCGGCGGGGGCGGCGGGTCGAATCCGGTGCGGATGATCGCCATGCTGGCCGTGCTCGTCGTGGCCGTAGTAGCGCAGCAGTATTGGGCTGTTCCATTGGCGACCGCAACAGGACTGTCTACAGCGGCGGCTGGTGCGGTAATTTCAGGGTCAGTCATGCTCGTCGGCTCCGCCATCGTCAACGCGGTCCTGCCAGCCCCTGCTCAGCAAACCAGCGCCATCTCTGCGTCCGAAGGCGTCAAGGCGTCCCCTACTTACTCCATCCAGGCGCAGGGCAACCAGGCCAGGCTCGAAAGCCCCATCCCCGAGCATTTCGGGCGGCTCAAGTTTTACCCAGACTTCGCGGCCATGCCGTACCAGGAATACAGCGGCAACGATCAATTTTTGTACCAGCTTTTTTGCCTTGGTCGTGGTGAATATGACATCGAAGGCATCTACATTGAGGATACGCCTCTCGCCAATTTTGAGGATGTCGAATATGAAGTCCTCCGCCCGCACGAAACCCTTGACCTGTTCCCGGCCAACGTCATCACGGCAACGGAAGTCAGCGGCCAAGACCTTGAGTACAACGTCACCGTAGGCCCGTTCGTGGCCAGCGCAGCGGAAACCGAAGCTCTCTACATCGGCGTCGACTTTGTGGCCCCGCGCGGGCTGTATTACGCCAATG